CGGATAAGCCAGACGAAGGCCAAGTGGTAAGTGGCGATCAGTGCGATGGTTGCGGCTTGTCTGAGTTTGTTATTCGTAAAGTGAATAAGTCTTGCTGGATCGCCCGTTGTGAGGGTCAGGTTTGGGATGGCAGTTTGGTTGACGGTTGTGGTGCATTGCATCTAGTCCGACGCAAGATGGGCCTTGAGGTTTGCTGACAGGTATCAAAAAAGCGTTTCGGTGCCACCAGGAGAGAGAGCAACTAGCGACACCGAAACAAACCTTGCGGATGAGTTGTTATTACGACTTCCGACTGCACAACTGAATGTAGTTGGTGCGTATACAGATGTCAAGTCATCTGAAATAAAATCTTTGGAATCAGGATTCCTGTATCGCCTTGATCTGACTCAAACGATCATTGGCCCAAGCCATGCCGGGGTCACCGCCCCATAGCGCCCACGCTATCCTGCCGGCAGACGGGAAGCCATCCTCGCCCCTGCGGAATCCTTCAGCCTCTTTATCAACCTCATGGCGAGCAAAGAACGATGACATTCTCCGTACTGTGTCTGGGGACAGCCTCGCACGATTGCGGATGTCCCTGGCTCGAGCAACGCCAACCGATCCGCTCCCACGACGAAACTCCTCGCGCCAAGCCAAACCCCGTTCAGCTTCTGCGACCATTGCATCCGTTGGAGTCAGATCAAGGTCTGCGAGTGTGCGGTACTGAGTGAGTGCGGCTAGTGCCAACCCTGAAAGTCTCCCCTCAAGGTTTTCGCCTGCGTGTAGCGCTGCAAGGTGACTGAGTGCTTCTCGCTTCGATTCGTGACAGGACAGTAAGCGGCCAGTGGTCTTACGGACACCCCAAGGTGAAGAAACGGGGCAACCCTCATCGTTGGCAATTACGTTCCAAGGCATTACAAATCTTCTCCGTCCAAACCAGTATCCTCGTCAGCTATTTCTTCACCTAAAACTTCTTCGGAACTGTCAACGCCAGCCCCATCAAAGATAACTTCATAGGAAAGATCGCACTGGCAGTTGACGGTTTCCGATGCCGGCAGGCTCATGTCACCTGGATATTCGGCAGGGAACCCGCCGATTGTGAAAAATTCTCCGGCAGCAACCTGTTGGCCGTGAGCTTCCATATGGGTATCTCGGCTATTTATGAATTGGCATATCCAAGTTTTGACTGTGACCAGTCCACCAAGACCGATCATGTCCTGATTCAGAAGATCGAAAGGCGTTGACGAAGCGGCATTCTGACCGTTGTTGGTTTCGGTGACGGTAACCACATCAACCACGCCATCTGACAGTGGCCCTGAAGTGGAAGGGTCGAACAGGCCAAGCCGGTCAACGAGCCAGCCTGGAGCTTCACCTGTGGCTTCGGAGGATGCGACGGCAACCCTGCCTTCCACCGTGTCACCGATCCCGTAAACCAGAACCATGCGAGCTTCAAGGCGGGCAGCAGAAGCTGACTCAACCTCTCCCGACCTAATCAACCAGAACAGTCCAAGGGCTATCGCAGCATCTCGAGCAATGTTGCTATACATCTCTTTGAGAACGGGGCGAACATCTCGGTCAACTGCTTCAATCCACCACTGTTGGTTCCAAAGATTTTCGTAAGTTCCGCCAGACTGGATAACGCTTTGCCTGAGCCTGTTGCGGACATCAGCGAAAGCTGAACCGACTGCTCGGCCAACTCTATATTTCCAAAGGTCTTTGTCTTCTTGAGATAGGACAAAGAACCCACCTATGAGCGCTTTATCTCTGTTGGAGACAAGGAACTCTGATCTCATCAGAACAACCACTTTCCGAATGTCCAGATGAGCCACACTGCGGGCATGAGCAACGCTATAGCGAACAGCCACATTGAGCAGACCGTAAAGAAGGTGACCGCTGCTGCTGCACCAGCAGGAATAGGCTTTTTCTGTTTTTCTGCTTCAGCCTCAGAGAACACTTCGCGCACCATGATCTCAAATAGTTTTGCTTGCTCATCATCACTCATCAGTAAGGCACCTCATCCCAATGTTCTTTCTGTGGTTGCCATGAAGATTCTAGTTGCCAAACACCCTTCCAAGGCCACGGTGTAGACCGTTCGATTACATCGGGCCAGTCATTCTCTAGCCGGTCCCCACGCCAACGTCCAACATCCATAACCTCATTACCCTCAAGCTTGGATTCAAGCTTCAGCCCAATTTCAGGCCACCTCAACCAAAGACTCGAGCCATATGGCATCAGATCACGCGTGCCACCGGAACCTTTCGGAGCATGATGCTCCAAGATAAGTCCAAAGCCGTACCTTGTTCGCAGATCATCGAAGACTGACATGACTTCAGATGATGCCTGCTCATCAGATTCTCTAGCTTCAACTCGATAAGCCTTGTAGATCGGACCCAAGCAGACCAGTGTTGGTCGAACGTGTGCAATGACAGCTTCAAGTTCTGACCTGTCACGCCTTGAACGCAGATTCACTCCGCCAGGGCGGTGCCATAGCCATGCTCGGTCAGGATCGTATTCCTCGGCAACAGAACCGACTTGAGCTCTAATCGGATTGCAAACGTCAATGATTGAGTCATCGGGATTCTCTAGGTCCACAATCAAAGTCCGGCATGGCGGTATGGGTGTGAAGCGCAGCGGATGAATCCCCTGAGCGGCAGCGATCCCAAGCTGTCGAAGCAGGACCGTCTTTCCGATCCCTTCCTGAGCCACGACCATGACGCGCCAACCCACGCGCATCAACCCTGGAATCACCCATTTGGGGCGCTCGGATACGGGTCGGTCTAAGAATCCGTCAATCGTCCAAACATCCCCCGGCACCTCAACAACATCGGACTTGTGAATGTCCAGCACGGCAGCGTTGAGCATGTCTCCAAGTTCAGATGGGTCACCATCTTGGCCGAAGGCGCGCTCCCCAATCTCTTTACATGCCACAATCAGTTTCCTGTAAGCCGCGCATTTGACAACTCTGGTTGCGTAGGCAGCGACATTGGATACGAAACCTGCGTTAGCAACCAAGCTCATAATTCCTGCCGGACCGATAAAAGCCCCATCCCCCTCAGATAGCGTAAGCGCCCCTGAGAGCGTCGTAGCGTCCACAGGTTCCCCACGACTGTGCATACCGGCCATCGTTGCAAACAAGACCCTCAGACGAGGCGTGTAGAGGTCTTCAGCGGAACAGAGTGGCAATACCTCACCGATAGCCTCATTGTTCAAGATCATCGCGCCGATCAAAGCTTCCTCGGCTTGCAGATCGTATGGCGGCAACTTGTCCTTCATGCTTCCAACTCCTTTAGACCTATCGAAATGTCTCTGACGAGCGTTTCGTACATGCCCGTGAACTTCGATTGCCATGCAAACGTGTCAATCGATAAGCCTCCGCAGGACTCGATGACAAGCCGATGCGTTTCTGGTCGAACTGGAACATGCCCAGAACCGTTGACGAACCTCATCTGCTCCTTGTATCGCAACCATGCCGCAGCCTGGCTCAAAGCAACAGCGGAAGATGGAACACCTAGACCTGCTTTGCACAACTCAGCTACAGAAGGCCGAAACTCATCCGTGCGCAGCATTGCCTGAACACCGCTATTAGTTGACTCATAGGGGAGACTTCTCAAACATTCCACATAGATCAAAGCGGTTTCTGGAGGAAACTTTTGGGACCACCCAAACTCGAGCATCCGAACAATTTTCGCTGCATCTTCGAGTTTCATGCCTCAACCTCAGCGTACAAAGCCATCACTTTGTCGGTCGAAGACATGCGGCCCTGCTCGCCGCCTGCCTCAAAGATGTCCCTGAACCGCTCAACGCGTTCCCCGTCCCTGATTGCAACAAGCAGATCATCAAACTTTTTGCCATCAGGATTGTCCCCTGTGTGCCATGCAGACATCGCAATTCCTCGAGCCGCAGCAATCAGGTCTTGTTCGGTGTATCCCTCGCGCAATCGGGCAGCGACAGCGGCCCTGCGTTTCGCGTTGAGTTTGACTTTCCGCGCAGAACGACCTGTCGCTTCAACCCACGCTTGCATTACCCGCTCTGCTGTTCCTGCGTTTGTTGTTATCTGTCCAGCATCAACGAGTTGAAGTTCGGTGCTAGGCGGTAAAGAATCAGTTTTCTCAACATAAGTATTAGTCTTTTTATAGTCTTGACTCTTAGTACTGATAAGAGCGCCCAGCTTACCGAAGTCGGCTTTCTGGTCTTCGGTGCCGGAGACAGGTTTCCGGTCCTCGGTTGGATCAACTTCTTCGCCTTCAGGCCGCTCGCTGACAATGGTTTCGGTGAACCATTGCCCATCATCCAACTGATATTTCAGTCGGGTCACATACCCAGCATCCTCTAGTTCTCGAATCGCTGTTCGGATTGCTTCGCGCCCCTCAGTGCATTGCTTGCTGATCTCTTGTGAGTTGACGCGCCAACCATCCGGCTTGTCTAGAAGCCAGACCAAAAGCCCCCTGGCACGCAACGACAACGACTTGTCGTTCACCGTTCTCGAATCGACAACGGTGAACTGTTTTCTATCAACTACACGCAATGTCACTTTGAGTCCTTCCTTGCCAGACCACAAAGTGTGCGTTCGATACCAAGTGCTGTATGCTTGGACTCAGGAACTGACACGCCAATGGGTATGGCGGAGGTGTCTTAGAAGGGTCGGGCGAGTACTAATCGTCCGGCTTCTTCGCGTTTTGGGCTACCGGCCCCGTGAGTGTTGGACCCGGCTTTTGGGAGTGTATCAGATGGAGTGTCGGCAACCGCCGGAACGTCAGGTTGGTATTTCCACAGACCCACCTAACCACTGGTAACAATCTGACACTAGAGCAGGTTGTTTATGGTCGTTCCGACGGTCACAGAAAGTTACGACTTGGGTTTACGCCGCCTCTGTCGCTGCATGGCTCTGCGTTCTGCCCTGTTGCGAGGCTGCATTGGCCGATTACGTTTCATTAGCTCATTCGCTGCCGCGAACGCTTCGGCCATCTGGTTTGTCTCTTGCTCGGATTCGGGTTCTAGTTCGTCGCCCATATCGGTTTTTCGGTTGCAGATTGTTGAGCGGCGGTTGCAACGTGGCTAGAAAACCCTTGAGTTGTAGGGTTTTCGTCCACTTTTGGTGCCTCTTTGCTGGTAGAATCGGCTTGTGATTCTACAGGAGGTGACGGGTCTATTGGCTGATCCGTCACTTGCGCTGTGACTGTCACTGGTGGCGACACTATCGGCGCAGGTGGAGTGTCCAGTCTCATAACAAGTGACCTCAGAACTGCCGACCTGGACTCGCCTTTAGCTTTGGCCCAGCCGTCGAGCCGTGCAATCTGTGATTCTGACAGGGAGAACGAGTACGTCTTTAGCTGTTCCCCAGTCTTCATTGGCCTGCCTGATTTTCGTGGCTCGGGTTTACTTTGTGGTTCCATCCTTCAATTCTACACTTTTCTATGGACGCTAATAGCGAATTGGTTATCGCCACGGTCCGTGTCGCCAAGGATGTCGCCACTGCCGGCAATGTCGCCACCACTGGAGATGTCGCCAACCATGTCGCCAACCGTGCTGTCAGTAATGTCGCCAAAGATGTCGCCAAAGATGTCGCCAACAAGATGAATAGAAAACCTATCCGTAAGCGTTCATTGAAGCGTCAAGAATTTATGACTGAATATAGGATTCCAAGGATCATGGCTATCAAAAAGTCGGGAGTCGGATGCTTGGTTTGCCCGCTGCTGGAAGATGAGATGATCGAAACCAAATGCGCTGGAGGAATCCAGGGTTTACACGAGCGCCGCAAAAGATCCGCAGGGGGAAGCCTCGAGAACCCTAAGAATCTGATCCCATCCTGTAATTGGGGGAATGCCTACATCGAAAACAACCCAGCGCAAGTGAGAGAACTATTCGGTTCAATTCTTGTGGTTAGAGAAGGTGATGATGAATGGGATGAGCTTTCAATCAGAAATGACCGCTGATCTTTGAGAGTTTGCCTAGCTTGAGCCTAAAAATGATTCTTGCAAGATGCCAAACATGAAGGGTTGCAGGAAATGCGACATGAGCTTCGCAAATTCCATGCGATTCTGCTTGAAAAACCGATCAGATTGCAGCCTTTGCACACTTGTATCCCCTCAAAACTCAATAACGGAACCCCAACTGACTTTCTCTAAGAAACGCAACCCTTGCAAACCGAAAACGTAATCCTGAATAAACAAACAACAAACTAAACGGCCTCAAAAATTGCAGAAAAATTCAGCCGCCCAGTAAACGCAATGCCAAACCTCAAAACCGGAAATCGAAACCCAAACAAAATCCGCAGCGCAAAGCCCGCCCGAACAACAATTAGCTAATACTAAAGTCACCCAACTCCTCCCTACTCCAAGAGCCTGAACCCCAGAAAATTCGCGCACACACCGAGCCACACGCACGCACCAAAATTGTTTCATACTGAGCGCTCCAGAAACTTTCCGCACCCTGTCATTTAGGTAATACAAAATTCGCGGACGAGCGGACAGCCCGCCACCCCGCCCCCTGGAAAATTCGCGCATCGGCCAGCCGCCCCCAGCCCCCAGCCCTCAGCCCCCAGAAAATTCGCGCTGCCGGCGCTCGCCCCGCCGACCGCAAGCCCCGAAAATTCGCGCCCGCTGTTCGCCCGAAAATTCGCGCCCCCTCGCCGCCCGAAAATTCGCGCCCGCTCGCCCGCCAAATCTTTCGCGTGGATCGCGAATCTTGACATGAGCCCTTGTGCCGAGACTGCCGAGAGACTGCTCTCGTGCCGAGAGACTGCCGAGACTGCCGAGAGACTGCTCTCGTGCCGAGACTCCCAACTACCGAGAGACTGCTCAGACTGCCGAGAGTCCAGCTACCAAGAGTCCCCCTATCGACTGCCAAGAGACTGCTCTCGTGCCGAGACTGCCGAGACTGCCGAGAGACTGCTCTCGTGCCGAGACTCCCAACTACCGAGAGACTGCTCAGACTGCCGAGAGTCCAGCTACCAAGAGTCCCCCTATCGACTGCCAAGAGACTGCTCTCGTG